GTGTTTTGGTGTTCCAGTAGTGCTAGCATTAGGATATGCCTCTCTAATAAAGTTTACATCTTTATAATAAAGAAACTCTTGGTTGCTACCGTTTATTACTGCAAGCGAAAAATTATCTAAAAAATCTGTGGGTGTTGCTAAATATTTATTACCTGTTGCAAGTGTTCCTGTAACATTTTTTCTAAATACAGGCAGTCTTACAGTTTTTAATATTCTTTCTTCTGCTTGCTCTATTATTTTAGGTAAATCATTTACAAAGGTAGTTTCTGTATTCTGTAAATAATTTTGTATCAAACTTTTTAATTCTGAATATGTCATGTTATTGTTATTGTTACTTTGCCTATAGAACCTTGCATTACAATACCAGTGCTATTGACAGGATTAAAACCAAAATATGTCGTTGAATCTTTTTCTCCTGAATCAACTCTAGGATTAAATAAAGCTTGTGGGTCTGCTGTATTTAATAAACCAACTTTAAATTGTGGATGGTCTGGGTCAAAACACACATGGCAAACTCTTAAACCATTACGTACACTATCCTGTACTTCATATTTAAGTTCATTTAATTTAAATGTAAAACCACATCTATCACATATACCTAAAGCTTTTGAACCTTTTGCATAAGACATTAGTATACGCTACCATCAGGCACAAATTTTACTGCTGCTCTTTCTCTGTCTGCATCGCTAACTTCGTTCCAAAGTTCATCGTATCTTTGTTTTATCATAGGAACTTTTGGTGTAGATTCTGGATGTTTACAAGCTATGTTGTATGCTAAAGCATAAGTTAAACAAGGTAAGTATCTTGCAGGCACATCTGCATTATTAGAAGCTGGTTGTCCAGCATCTTCTATTTTAGAAATAAAATCATACACCAGTGTATATGTTTGTGCATCATCTGGTGTTGACCACAATACTATGTTTATAGAACTAGTGCCTTTGTCTACAAAAAATTGTGTTGGCTTTGATTGATTTAATTTTTTAGCCTGGTGATTATACTGTGTGCGAGATATTCTAGTAAGCTGTTGGTCAAATTGTTTTACTGTATCAGAAGCATCTGTTCTTATAAAAGCATCTACAATTTCTATAGCTGCACTGTTAGCAGCATAAGTATTAGTGCCTGCTGTTAAAGCTTGGGTAGTTTGTTCTATCTTCCATAGATTTAAACCTTTGTTCTGCCATTCTAAAAATATTAAATTTAAAGCTCGCCTGGCAGTATTGTAATCATAACCAGAACGCATGACCAATCCACAAAGGTCATACGCTTCTTCCATAATATCTGATAAATCTAAATTAAATGTTGTTGTTCCACTAGTAGCCATTTATTTTTTTCTCATTCTCCTTATGGCTTCTTTGCCTTTTTTTGCGATTCTTGCTTGTTCGTTTTTGCCTGCGACTTTTGCTCTTTGTTCCAAAACTGTAAGGATTTGAATTTTACGTGCAAATGGTTTGTTAATTTTTTTAACTTTAGCCACAGTTTTTCTAGCATCTGCTGGAGTTTTAAATGCAATGCTAACAGTATCTTTGGGGTTTTCATCTGTGTATAGCCTCCTACCGCTACCTTTGGGTTTTTTTCCTGTTCCTACTTTTGGGTCTCTTTTTCTTTTCATGTTTCTTTTTACTTGCTGGTGCACTTCTAGTAAGCACTCTTAGGTTAGCTCTTGAAATCATTAGCGAAACCTTTTTGAAATTTTTCTAGCTTTTTTAGTTTGTTTAGAAAACTGTTTTCCTTTTTTAGTATCTGCTCTTTTCTTTCTAGTTGTAGCAGCATACTCTGCTGAGGACATAGCCTTGATTGCTTTTTCAGGTAAATATCTTTCTCCTGTTTTTAAACTAGGTTTACCTGATTTAGTTCTCCATTTTTGTTTTGTCCAGTTTTTTAAACTTCTTTGTGATTTTTTTAAAGGCATATTAGTTTCCAAATATTGCTATATAAGCATCTGTCTTTTTTGGCTCTTTTATAAATCTTCTTTCTAAATGATAAGGAACTTTAATAGTATTTAACATTTTCCAAAAAGACTGCCTGCCAGGGTCTACAATAAATAAGCTTTTATTATTATCTAATAAATAATAAATAACCTTGTGCCATGAATCTATATGCTTTGTCCAAAAACACATATCGCAAGCTACATAAAAATCATAATCTAAAGGTAAATCAGTATTAAAAATGTCATACTGTTTAAAATTAGGTTTAGTTTCTGTTAGCTTACACATTAAATTAAAATATGGTTTGACAGATTTATCATAGTCAAAACCTGTAACACTAGCACCTTGCTTTGCAAAGTAACAACTTAAAGGACCCCAACCACATCCTAAATCTGCAATTTTATATTTACTAAAATCTACATCTTTAAAAGCGTCCATAAATATTAAACTTGAGTTCCATACTTTATTGCCGTGCATTGTATGTACGTTGTTCTTACGTTTAAGTTTACGTACCTCTGGATGCTGAGACGTTGGAATCTCAATGTTATTTATTTTAAGACTTGTAGCCACCGCCAGCCTTCTTATATGCTTTTGCTAACATTTGTGCTTTTCTTGCAGACCATTGCCCTGGTCTACCGCCTTTACCGCCAGCTTTAATTCTATTAAATATACGTTTACGCATACCTGGTTTTGTATAGTTTCCAGCTTTATTTACTGTTGATTTACTTCTACGTTTTGCTTTTACCATTTTACTTTATCTGCCCACCATGCTGCTGACATTTTTCCTTTTCGTATATTTTTAGCGTGTCTTGCCTTAAAAGATTTACGTTTAGCTTTCATTCTTGCAGACTCACCTTTTTTAGGTTTACCTGCAGTTCCTGATAATGTTCCAACTTTTTTACCTTGTTGTCCAAAACGAATAGTTTTTATCTTATCGCCTTCTTTAGCAACAACAATATGTGATTTAGTTGGATGATTAGGAGTACGTTTAGGTTTGTTGTAACCACTTACTCCTGCTCGTTGTAAACGAGAATCTTTTTTAGCACGTGACATTATTACTCTTTAGATTTGCCAGCCTTAGTTAAAGCAATAGCAACAGCTTGTTTTTGAGGTTTACCCTCTCGAACAAGCTTGCTAATGTTTTTACTTATGGTTTTTCTTGACCTACCTTTTGACAAAGGCATTACTTAGTTTTGCCACCACCGTATAGTCTTGTAACCATGTCTTGGAAGTTTTCAATTCCGCCTTGATTGCCTCTACGCATAGAAAGTTTTTTGCCCATGTTTTTATTTACTTTCTTCTTAACAGCAGTTTTACGTCCATCTTTTTTCATAACTTGGGTTTTTCTACCACCCACTTTATTTACTTT